TTAGGCGACCTGCCGCTCGCCCGCGCGGCGAATAATGCGGCGGGCCTGCTTGGGGGGGATGATGGCGGTGGGCTCGGCGGCCCAGCGCAGGCGGACGTCCTCGATCGGCGGGCCCACCTGGCTCTCCAGCATGTAGAGGCCCGGCGAGGAGCCGCGGAGCAGGCGCTTGAACAGCACCCGACCGTCCTCGGTCTCGACGATGCAGTAATAGCCCAGCATGTCGGGCGTCGGCGGATTGCGCTGATCCTCGAAATAGATGAGCGAACCGTCCTCGGCGATGGCTCGCATCGAGTGGCCGACCACCTCCAGCGCCACCGCCGCGGAGGTGCCGCCGGGCGGAACGGGGGCGGTATCGTATCCCTCCTGGCCGGTGGTCTGGATCACCGTGCCCTCCGTGTCGGCGCCGACGCGGCCGATGATCCGCACCATCGGCTCGGCCGCAAGCTGCATTGGGCCGGTCTCGTCGTAGAGCCACTCGGCGCGCACGCCGAACGCCTCGGCGTATTCCTTGGCCTTGCGGAAGGAGAAGGGCGCGTTGCCGTTCTCGTTCGACTTGTAGGTGTTCTCGTTCCAGCCGAAGCGCGCCGCGGCATCGCTCGCGCGCTCGAAGCCCGCGGCGATGCGCGCCTGCCGCAACCGGTCGTGACGTCCATCCATGGCGGGAAACATACCATGGAGGACGGTATTAAAACTACCAAATCGCTTGACTCGAAAACGGTATCAAACATACCGTCCATCCATGCCCGCTCAGCTCGCAAGCCTCAGCACCTGCCGGACCGGAGCGTCGGTGGCGACGACGTCAGTTCCGGACGCAGCAGGCGCCATGGCGGCGAGGATGCGGACGGTCGCCGGGCAGGCCCGGCAGGTGGCGCAGCGCGCGGCCATGCCGCGCAGCCGCAGTTCGTCACGCAGGGCGAGCGGACGCGGGGGCCGATACGAGAAGAGTTCGGCGCGGATCCGCGCCGCGCAGCGGCGCCGGGCGATCTCCCACGAATCTGGGGTCATGACTCGACCTCTCCGTGTGGTCTACGATCTCCACGCGTATATGGCGACTCGATTGCCGAGCTTTGTCAATCAGCTGGCAAATCACGGCGGAGTGAGTCCTGTCGCGGCGCAGAGTCCGCAGGCGCGGCAGCGGGCGCGCAGCTCGGCCAGCGCAGGACCGCGCAGAGACTCGAACTCCGCGGCGCTGATCGCGGTCCCCATCAGGGCGTCGCGCGCCGGCGCATGCATCAGGAAATCGCGCGCCCTTGAGAGGGTCGCCCGGCAGACGCGCGCCGCCCTTCGCCGGCGCGGCAGCGTCGCGATCTCGGCGAACGCCAGCATCCGCAGCGCAGCCGTATTCCGCTGGGCGTCGTCCATCCGCCCAGCATTTCCTCGCCAAGGTGAACAGAAATCGAACGGGAAGGGTTACCGCCGCGCTCGCGAGGAGCCGGCGCGGCGCCCCAGCCGCCGTCTTCATCGGAGCCTGCCATGACCTGGACCGACGCGCGCACCAAGCTTCTGACCCGCCTGTGGGCGGAAGGCGTCTCAGCGAGCGGCATCGCCAAGGCGCTTGGCGACGTCAGCCGCAGCGCGGTGCTGGGCAAGCTGCATCGCCTGGACCTGCTCGGCAGCCGCCTGCCGGCGGCGCCGCCGCGGCGCTTCGACGGTCCGACCCGGGCGTGGGCGTCGGCGCCGACCGCGGCCGCGCCGCTATTTCGCCCGGCGGCGGCGCCGGCTCAGGCCGCCGCCTCGCCGCCGACGCCGCCGACGCCACCGCGCTCGCCCTGGCGCGAGGCGGTGTTCGCCCCGCTTGCGGCGACCGCGCCACGGCCGTGGCTGACGCGCGACTTCGGCGAGTGCGCATTCCCGGTCGGCGGCGACGGCGCGGCGCTCCTGTCGTGCTGCGCCCGCGTGCGGCCGCGGAGCGCCTACTGCGCGGCGCACCACGCGATCGTCTTCCGGACCCCGGCCTGGCCGGCGACTGCGGCCGGGGCGCGGCGCGGCGAGGACGCCGCCGAGCGCTGGGCCGCCTAGGCGGTCGTCGTTTCAAAGTATTCACTGAGAAGGAGTCTCGCATGTCGCACCGATGCAAGGGCGGCCGTCCGCGCAAGCCGGGCCCGCGCCATCCCTCCGGTCAGCTGGTGCAGAAGGTCGAGCCGAACGCCAAGGTGGTTGAACTGCGCCGCGCGATGCTGGGCGCGGCGCCTGGCGCAACCCTGGCCGACGCTGAGGACCCGATGACGCTGGCGCTCGCCCGGGGGTGGATCTCGGAGCCGCAGCACCGCGCGGGCGTGGCTTACGCGAGTCTTTGGCGCCGCACTCACCCGCAGCGGCGCGCCCCCGGCCTGACCGAGAGCGCCGAGTCCGCAAGCCGTGATCTGCGGCGGGTCGGCGAGATGTCGGATGCGGAAATCGCCGCGGCCTTCGACACGGTGTTCTCGCGCGAGGCCGCGAGCGGTCCGCCCACCGAGGCGGAGCAAGCGGAGGCGCGGGCGCGCTACAACAGCCTCAGCCGGGCGATGACCGCGGCCGAGCAGAGCGAGGTGTTTCTCTGCTTTTGCCTCGGCTCATGGCCGCAGTGGGTGGTGCAGCGCTGCGCCGGCCGCTTCGGCACCCCGTGGGAGCGCAAGCACCGGCTGTTGGTCAGCGGCCTCGCGACGCTCGCGGCGATCCGGCCGCGGCCGCGCCTGGCGGCCATCTCAGGGCGGTGACGCCGGATCGGCGCTCGGCGGCGGGCTGGCGGGCGGCTGCTCCACCGGCGGCTGGCCCGGCGCAACCTGGGCGTCGGCGTCGGCCGCCTGCGCGTCCGCCGCCGTGGCCTCCGGCGGCCCCGTATTCGGGGGCGCTTCGTCGGCGGCGGCCGCCGCCGGCGCGGTCTCGTCGGAAGGTGCGCCGATCGGCGGAAGGTTGGGCAGGACCGGTGGCGCGCGGCGGTGGTGACGCGGCGGTGGTGCGGGCGCCGGCGGCGCGGTCTGCGGGGCTTCAAGGGCCGCCATGTCGGCGCGCGAGCCAGGCGTGGAAGGCGGGGCCGGCGGCGGTTTGGCCGCTGCGGCGGCCGGCGGCGGCGTGGCGTCCGCGCGCCACATCCGCATCTCGCGGGTCAGCCCGGACGTGAAGCTTCCGATCGACAGCGCCAACAGCGAGAGTCCGGCCGCCGCCGTGGACACCGGACCGGAGAACGGACGTCGCTCCTGCATCGACCACCTCGCGCGGCGCGGCGCTGTCGGCGCGGCGCCCGGTTGCATGGAGGCTAACGCCGGGCGCGGGCAGCGGCAGCCGGCGCGCCGGCGGGCTGCCGCGCACGATCAAAGTGATCTTGCCGCGGCCGCGGCACGCTGCGGCGATGTTCGTGTGGCGCCCAAAATGGGTCGCAAGGCTCAACTTGGGCGCTATATTTTACAACCGTGCGCGCTCCGTTTGTAACGTATTAAGCACGTGCATGTCGAAATAAGGTCAATATCCGTGTTGCGGGTGGGGGCCTGAGGCATGTTTCCGAGCGCACGCGATCAGCGCGCCGCTCCACGTGTTCTCTATATCGACGACAACGACGTGAATCTCATGGTCGTGGCGGCGATGCTGGAGGCCCTGGACATCGGCGTCACCTGCTGCAATTCGCCCGCGGACGGCCTCGATCTACTGGCGCGGGAGCCGTTCCACATCGTCTTCACCGACATCCATATGCCGCAAATGAGCGGCTTCGACGTGCTGCGCGAGCTGCGCCAGCTGAAAGGGCCGAACCGCGGCGCGCCCGTGGTGGCGCTGACCGCCGACCTGACGCGCGACGCGGCCCAGTATCGCGAGCTCGGGTTTGACGGCTTCGTGCCGAAACCTGTCACCTTGCGCCCGCTTTGTGAGATGCTGCTGCAACTGCTGCCTTCGAGCGTGCGCGCCGGAGACGGTGACCAGGCCTCGGCCGCCTCGGCCGCCCGCTGAGTGGAAGCTCGGCTGGCGGTCCTGGCGTAACGGAGTGATTTTGGCTCTGCGCGGCGGCTTGGCCGCGCAACCCTCTTCTTTGCAGGTCGTTTGCACTGATCTTCCCGAACAGCCGGTTGACCAAATGACCGAGACCCATTGCGAGACCGCGCTCAAGCAGATCCAGCGCGTGGTGACCATCGCCTCATCTGAGAACTCTCCGATCACGCTCGCCGAAGCTCTGGAGCAGATCGTCGAGACCCTGGATCTCGCGGGGTTCGGGCCGGTCGCCGCGTTCCCGGAGGTCGGCGCGGCTCACCCGGCGACGCCGCTGCACTAGCGCCGTCCCGCCTCGGCAGTCGGCGCGCGTCACCACCGACCTGTCTCCTGCAAGGCCCGGAGGCTGGCGGCCCCTGGTCGTTGGCCGTATGACACCCTGGGGCGCCAGCAGGCTCTGAGACCTCGTCGCCGGTCGGCAGGTTGCGGCTGCCGGATGACCGCGCCCGGGACCTGCGCGTGGGGCGCGGGCGAGATCCGAGGTGAGACAGGCGGATGGTGATCGTCGATGAGCTGCGCGCGCTAGACAAAAACCAGCGTTCGGCGTTCGTGGCGAGCTTCCTGGGATGGGCGCTCGACGCTTTCGACTACTTTCTGCTGACTTTCGTGATCAAGGACATCGCCGCTGACTTCAAGGCGTCGGTGGCCGAGGTCAGCCTGGCGCTGACGCTGACGCTCGTCGCCCGGCCGATCGGGGCGTTCCTGTTCGGCCGGCTCGCCGACCGCTATGGCCGGCGGCCGGTGCTGATGGCCGACGTGCTCATCTATTCGGCACTGGCGCTGGCGTCGGCGTTCTCGCCAAATCTGACGGTCTTACTTGTCCTGCGCTTCCTGTTCGGCGTCGCCATGGGCGGGGAGTGGGGCATCGGCGCCTCGCTGGCGCTCGAGACCGTGCCGCCGTCGAGCCGCGGCGTGGTCTCCGGCATCCTGCAGGAGGGCTATCCCTTCGGCTACTTCCTGGCCGCGCTCGCCAACCTGCTGCTGCCCGCGATCGGCTGGCGCGGGATGATGGCGCTGGGGGTCGCGCCGGCGCTGGTCATCCTGTTCGTGCGCCGGCACGTGAAGGAGAGCCCGGCCTGGGAAGCCCAGCGCGCCGCCGGCGACAAGACCCCAAGCCTGCGCCGGGCGCTGAAGGGGCAGGGCAAGCGGCTGATCTATCTCGTCGTGCTGATGACCTGCTTCAATTACTTCAGCCATGGCACCCAGGACCTTTATCCGACCTTCCTGCGCGTGCAGCACGGCTTCCCGCCCTGGCTGGTCACGACCCTGACCGTGGTGCTGAACCTGGGCGCGGTCGCGGGCGGGGTGATCTTCGGGCCGCTGTCGGAGAAGATCGGCCGCAGGCGCGCGATCATCATCGCCTCGCTGCTGGCGCTGCCGATCATTCCGCTGTGGAGCCTAGCCAGCGCCCCGGCCGTACTGGCGCTCGGCGCCTTCCTGATCCAGGTGGCGGTGCAGGGCGCTTGGGGCGTGGTGCCGGCGCACCTGAACGAGCTGTCGCCGCCGGAGGCGCGCGGCACCCTCCCGGGCTTCGCCTACCAGCTCGGCAACCTGTTCGCCGCCGGCAACGCCTTCATCCAGGCGCGCATCGCCGAGGCCCACGGCAACAACTTCGGCCTGGCGCTGGCGATCGTCTGCGGCGTGGTGGCGGTGCTGCTGGCGATCGTCACCGCGCTCGGCCCCGAGGCGAAGGGGGCGTCGTTCGTTGCGGCGGGAACGGGGAAGGGGTGCGAGGAGTAGGTTGGGATGCGCCTCCTGATCTTCCTCGTCGTCCTGGCCGCGGCGGTCGCGCTCAGCGTCGGGCTCTATTATCTGAGCGGCGGCCGGATGCTCTTCTTCGGCCTGCCGTTGATCCTGGTGGGGCCGCTGGCCTTTCGCCGAAGGCGCGGCTGACCGGGCCTTGCGTCGGCCGACAAATCACCGCGGATTCAGGAAACGCCAGGGTCGCAGGGGTGGCGGCTCGCTTCCGAGTTCTCATTCTGTTCTTGATTCGAGCTCGGCCTTCAGGCAGGCTTTCCAGGCGCGGCGCAGGCCGTGCGCCGGAGATGAGCCATGCCGACCCCGCCCGTCGATACCTCCCGTTTTCCGACCGGCGCGCCTGCGATCGACTATGACTACGATCCGGAGGAGCAGCGCGAACTCGAGAAACTCGAGGCGGAGGCGCGGGCGTGTGTGGCGAGCTTCCGTTCTGCGGTTCCGATCGCGGACATGCCGCTGGCGTTCGCGGTCCCGCCGATCCTCGGGCTGTTCCTGGTGCGCTTCGCGCGGCCGATCGAGCGCGGCGAGCTGACCGGCGAGACGGAGATGTGGGTGGTGGTCGGCGACCTGCCGTCGATGGTCTTCGAGACCGAGCCGACGCCCACGCCCGCCGACGCCCTGCGGCTCTACTGCGCCATCGCCCAGGACTGGGCGGAGACGGTCGTCAGCGGCGGCGATCTTGCGGAGTGCTACCCGATCGCGGTCGCGCCGACCCGCGAGCACGCCGAGATGCTGCTGAGCCGGATCGAGTACATCCGCGAGGAGTTCGTTCCGATCGCGTGAGACTGACGGCGGGGCTTGCGTCGGCTGGCAAATCACCGCGTTTTCATGAAACAGCAGGGTCGGAGCGGTGTCTCCGGCAGGGATCTGCTTGCGGGCCCGACCCGCTGGACCGGTGGGGCTTGAGGTCTTGCCTCCTGCTCCAAATCACCGCGGAATTCACGAAATGAGATGATCGCCGAACTGGCGGTTAAGGGCCCCCGCAGGGACCTGCGGGGCCTTTGTCTTCAGCGGGGCCGAGCGCGGCAGCTCGCCAGGTCGAAGAAGGCGCGCGGGACGGCCTGGCGGTTGTTGAAGTCGCCGTACCACATGAGCTCCGGCAGGCCGGGGATGAGGATGTGGGCCGGGGCTTCGGTCGTCCGATCGGGTGCGAAGGAAGCGTAGAACGAGTAGTCGCCGCGGGCGACGAAGTAGAAATCCGTGCGCTTGAAGATCGGCTCGAGCCGGTCGACGGCGCTCTGCGGCTGATCTCGCGTCGGCGCGAGGACCAGACGGTCGCGAACGCCGACCACGTTTCCGAAGGCCGTAGGCACGAAGGTGTAGGTCGCGCCGGTCTGATCGGAGTGAACCATCAGTGACACAGGGCTGGGCAGTTCGGCGGTGGGTTGCCTGGGCTGGAACCAGGCGGTCACGCTCGGCGTCTCACGCAAGCTGTAACGCGCGTCCAGAACCGGGCAGGCGATCTGGCTGGCTGCTGCGACAGCCAAGAGCATGTTGAGCATCGATACCGACCTGGAGTGTCCGGGCCCTTGTGATCGCGCCAGAATGCTCGCGCCTCGCGGTTTTCGTAAGTCATCGCCGCCGGTTCTTCCAGGAGGCTTGCCGATGCACGGCCTGATCGAGAAGGCGGCGCGGGCCGCGTCGGGGCTGGGCTTCGCCGCGCGGCGCTCGGCGAAGGGCTGGACGGTCTGGCGGCTTTCGCCGACCGGCTGGGTCTGGAACGCGGACTTCGCCACGCACGCCGACGCCGAAGACTATCTGGTCGGCAAGCTCGCGCAGCATGACCGCTGAACAGACCGAACTACAGTTTCCAACTGGAAGTGAGGCTGGGCGTGCCGCGCCAGACGAAGAAGAGCTCGACGCTGACGCCGGCCGCCGCGGCCGTGGCGCTGGCGCAGGTGAAGCAGGGCGGGATCACGCCGCTCGACTACATGCTGCGGGTGATGCGCGACGAGAGCGTGGAGCCGGCCAAGCGGCTGGACGCCGCCAAGGCCGCGGCGCCCTACGTGCACCCCAGGCTGGCCAGCGTGGCCGTGGGCAATCAGGACGACAAACCTTTCGAGCAGGTGATCCGATGGGCGCTGACGGAAGCGGAAGGCTCGCCCGATCCGGCCGCGGTCGCCAGCGCTGCGAAGTCGTAATCCCCTACCGGCCGCGGACGGTCTGGCTGCCCTACCACGCGAGTCCGGCGCGCTGGCGCGTGGTGGTCGCGCACCGGCGGGCGGGCAAGACGGTGGCGGCGCTGAACGGGCTGATCCGCACGGCGCTGACCTGCGACAAGCCCAATCCGCGCTGCGCCTATGTCGCGCCTTACCTGGGCCAGGCCAAGGCGGTGGCCTGGGATCATCTGAAACGCTTCACCGCGCCGATCCCGGGGGCCAGCTGGAACGAGTCGGAGCTGCGCTGCGACCTGCCGAACGGCGGCCGCATCCGCCTGTTCGGGGCGGACAACGCCGACGCGCTGCGCGGGCTCTATCTCGACGACGTCGATTGCGACGAGTTCGGCGACTGGGATCCGAGGGCGTTCGCCGAGGTGATCCGGCCGGCGCTGTCGGACCGGCGCGGCCGGGCCACCTTCACCGGCACGCCCCGCGGGCGGAACAGCTTCTGGGAGCTGCGCGAGCGCGCCGCCCGCGGCGAGCCGGGCTGGGCGCTGTGGGAGCTGAAAGCCTCGCAGACCGGGCTGCTCACCCCTGCCGAGCTGGAGGACGCGAGGGCCAGCATGGATCAGGCGGCGTATGCGCGAGAGTACGAGTGCAGCTTCGACGCCGCGGTCGAGGGCGCCTACTACGCCGCCGAGCTGGCCAAGGCGGAAGCCGACGGCCGGCTGCGCCGCGCGCCGGTCGAGCCCACCGTCAAGGTCGACACCTGGTGGGACCTCGGCATCGACGACGCCACCGCCATCTGGTTCGTGCAGGACGTGGGCCCCGAGCGGCGGGTGATCGATTACCTCGAGGTCTCGGGCGAGGGCCTGCCGCAGATCGTCCGCCGGCTCGAGGCTCGCGACTACCGCTATGGCCGCCACGTGCTGCCGCACGACGCCGAGGCGCGCGAGCTGGGCACCGGCGTTTCCCGCGTGGAGACCCTGCAGGCGCTGGGCTTACGCGACATCGAGGTCGTGCCGCAGCAGACCGTGGCGGACGGGATCAACGCGGTGCGGCTGATGCTGGCGCGCTGCTGGTTCGACGCCGAGCGCTGCGCGCGCGGGCTCGAGGCGCTGAAGCAATACCGAAGAGAGTGGGACGCGAAACGCCAGGTGTGGCGCGAGCGGCCCTTGCACAACTGGGCGAGCCACGCGGCCGACGCCTTCCGCTATGGCGCGCTGGCCAGGCCCGTCACGCGGGCGCGGCGCGAGCTCGTCATGCCGAACCTGGGGATCGTCTGATGACTCTACGTTCCGATTTCGTCGCGAGCGGCCTGGCCGCCGTGACGCCTTCCGACAGCGCCTTCGTCGACCTGGTCGGGCTGATCGTCGGCGGCGCGGGCGATGTGGCGGTGGTGGACTCGCTGGGCGTGACCACGCAAGTCACGGCCGTCGCCGGCCAGACCATCCACGCGCGCATCGTGCAGGTGAAGGCCACCGGCACGACCGCGACCAGCCTTGTCGGGCTGAAGGCCTGATGGCGGAGTCTTTGCAAGGCGAGGGCGACGGCGCGATGCGGCGCCAGTTGCGTTATTCCGACGCCGACTTCCTGCGCCTCGTCGATGACGAGTGCCGCCGCTCGGTGGGCTTCGGCGAGGGCGACACCGGCGAACTGGCGCGGGTGCGGATCAGGGCCCAGGAGTATCGCCAGGGCAGGATCGTCGACCTGCCGGTGCTGCGCGGCCGCTCGACGGCGGTGGACTCCACCCTGTCGGACGCGGTCGACACCCTGATGCCCGACGTGATGGAGGTGTTCTTCGGCGGCGACGACGTGGTGACCTTCCAGGCGGACGGCCCGGCCGACGAGGCGCAGGCGCGCGAGGAGACCGATGCGGTCACCCACGCGGTCTTTCACCAGAACGACGCCTTCCGCGCCTTCCACGACGCGATCCAGGACGCGCTGCTGAACCGGACCGGCCTGTTCCACTGGTGGTGGGAGGAGGACGAGCGGGCGTTTGCGCTGCATGAGGCGGGCGGGCCGGAGGAGGCCGCGGCGCTGGCGGCGCTCGGGCAGCTCGCGACGCCCTGGGCGCGGGCGGCGATCGAGACGCGCGACGATGGGACCGTAGCGGTGCGGCTTTCGGAGCTGCGCGGCCGAGTCTGCATCAAGGCCGTGCCATCGGAGGATTTCACCGTCGCCGCCGACACGATCACGCTGAGGGACACGGCCTATTGCGCGCTGCGCGACCGGCCGCGCGTGCAGGACCTGATCGCCCGCGGCGTCGGCAAGGCGCTGGCGCGCAGCCTGCCCCAGGCGATCACCCGCCAGGACGAGATGGAGAACGCCCGCGACGAGGCCGGCGAGAACGAGCGCGCCGGCGAGTGCGGGATCGACGACCTGCGCCTGGTCGAGGTGCGCACCCACTATCTGCGCGTCGACGCCGACGAGGACGGCGAGGTGGAGATCTGGCGCATCGAGACGGATAGCGAGCAGACCAAGCTGCTGCAGAAGGAGGTGGTGAGCCAGATCCCGTTCGGGGCGCTGACGCCGTACCTCTCGGCGCACCGCTTCTACGGCGAGAGCCTGGCGGACAAGCTGTTCGAGGTGATGCGCATCAAGACGGTGCTGCTGCGCATGCTGCTGGACAGCGGCTACTTCGCGCTGAACCAGCGGATGGAGGTCTCGGAGAACGACGCCTCGGAGTTCACCATCTCGGACCTGCTGAACAACGCCCCGAACGTGCCGGTGCGCTCGAAGACCGGCCAGGCGGTGCGGCCGATCTCGGCGGGGGGCTTGGGCTTCGACGTCTTCTCGGCGATGGAGTTCATGGCCACCGTCGCCGAGCAGCGCTCGGGCGTGGTGCGCAACGCCCAGGGGCTCAATCCCGACACCCTGCACGAGACGGCGAGCGGCGCCATGCAGCTGATCGCCGCCGCGCAGAAGCGGGTGCGGATGATCTGCCGCGTCTTCGCCGAGACCGGGGTGAAGGACCTGTTCCTGGGCGTGCACCAAATGCTTCGCGAGCAGTTCACCCCGCAGCATGCGCCGACGCGGATGAAGGTCGGCCAGGTCTGGCGCGAGGTGCGCCCCGAGCGCTGGCCCGGGCGCGAGGCGCTGAGCGTCCAGGTGGGCGTGGGCTCGTCCGAGCGCGACCGCCATCTTGCCGTCCAGGCGCAGGCGATCGGGCTGACCGAGAAGGTGATCCAGCTGCAGGGCGGGCTGCAGGGGCCGTTCGTCACCGCCCAGAACGTCTACAACCGCCTGCGCGCCTTCAGCCGGGCGATGGGCGAGAAGAGCCCCGAGCTCTACTGGACCGATCCGGCGCAGGCTCCGGCGCCGGCGCCCCCGCACGCCGACCCCGCGGCGGCGAGGGCTCAGGCGGAGGCGCAGCTCGAAGCGGCGAGGCGCAACGCCGCGGAGCGCCAGCAGGCGCAGAACGCGCTGCAGATCGCCCGCGAGCGGCTGGCGGCGGACGTGACGCTGAAGCGCGAGGAGATGCTGCAGAAACTGCGGCTGGAGCGCGAGCAGGCGGCCGAGGCTCTGCGGCTGAAGCAGGAGGAGCTGATGGCGACGATCGCCCTGAAACGCCAGGCCATGGCGGCCGGCGCCTCGGCGTCGGCCAGCGTCGCCGGCGAGGTGCGCGACCTGCCGGGCGGGGTGAACGGATGAGCGGGCGCGATCTGGCCGCGGACATCCTGCGCGGCGTCAAGGCCGAGGCCGAGCTCGCCGAGACCGCCGCCGCCTTCGAGGCGGTGCGCACGGCGCTGCTCGCCGCGCTGGCTCAGACGCCCGTGGGGGCCGACGCCAAGGTGCTGAAGCTGCACATGTCGCTGCAGAACCTGGCGGCGGTGCGCGAGGCGCTGGCGAAGACGGTCGCCGCCGGCGAACACGCAGGTCATGCGCGCGCCGCCGAGGACGCCATCGCTGAGGCGGGGCTGACCCGAGCGTAAAGGCTCAGGCTTGGCGCAGCTCCAGCAGCGGCGCTGGCCAGGCGCGAATCCAGCGGGCGCCGCACCACAGCTCCTTCGGCCGGGGATCCGGCAGGTCCTCGCAGGCCTCCTCGGCTTCCCGGTCATTTGTGCAGTGGAACTCGAACCGCCCGACCACCCGTCCATGGGGGTCGAGGTAGTTGAGTTTGTAATGCGGCATCCGACGCTCCCCTCTCCGACGGTGGCATTCAGCCACAGGTCGGCTCGCCTGTCTTTTGCAATAGGCAAGAATTGCAACTCTCGCGCTAGTTCCGGCGCCGCCATGTGGCTGTGACCGACCCCGGCGGCAGCCGCCTTCCAAAAAATATCCCGGAGTTTCCATGAGCCTCGACGCGAGCGGCGAGGGCGACGGCGGCTGGTCGATTGCCGGCCTGCTGGGCCTGCTCCGCAACCTGAAAAGCGGGCCGCCGACGGCGAACGACCCCATCGCCCAGTATCTGGCGGCGCGGGCGCGGGACGCGCGCCTGCCGCCGACCGGCGGCCTCTTCGGTTCGGGCTATGCGGCCTACATGGCCGACAACGCCCCACCCATGCCGACGTCGGGCGCGCCGAACGCTTTGAGCGCCGGCGATCCGTCCGTGTGGCTAGCGCGGTTCACGTCGCCCGGGCGGCAGGACGGTGAAGCGCCCGGAGCCGGCGATCCGGCTGCGGCGCCGCCGACCGGTACGGGGGTGGCCTTCGGGCCCGAGGCTTCGGGCGTCGACACAAATGAGCCGGAGATCGATCCGACGCAGGACTATGAGGTTGCCGGTCCTGCGAAGGCCCAGCCGTATGCGCCCGCCCTGGACCGCACGATCGACGAGAAGGTCGCCGCCTTCAACAAGATGAACCAGGCGAACCCGGGGGACGACGTCTATCTTGATCCCGACTGGGTTCGGGCCATGGTGCGCACCGAGTCCGGGTACAATCCTCGCGCTTCGGCGTCCGACCCGATGCAGGTCAACAAGGCCGGCGATTGGGATGACTACAAGTCCGACATCGGCCTCAGCAAGGGCGTGCCTCCGGGGCCGGATCTTGGCGTTCGGGCTGGGCTCGACTGGCTGGATTCCAAGGCCTACCACTACGACAAGCGTGGAAATCCCACGAGGTTTCTTGGCTGGCCGGAGGCGACGCGGCGGTACAATGGCGGTGGCAATCCGCACTATCTGCAAGACGTTCAGAAGGCCTACCAGGACATCAAGGCCGGTCGGTGAGCGGAAATCGCAGGCGCGGTTTCCGTTTTGTTCTTGACCAACTGCGCCCCTTCGGTCTACCGTCGGTTGTCTGTCGCGGGGGCGGGAAGATGGGGCGCGGCGTGGAGCTGCTGGCGTGCGGACTGCTCGCCGCGACGCTAACCCGGACGAACGCTTCGGCCGCGGCTGCTTCGGCAAACTGCGGTTTCGCGCAATGAATCCGAACCTGAAGCGGCGGGCGCTGGAGCGGGGACTTGTCCTCGGCGGCGCGCTCTGCGTCCTCTTGGCCGGGCATCAGGCCTGCGCCGAGAACCTTTATCTCGATCCCGACTGGATCCGGGCGATGATCCGCGTCGAGGCTGAGTACAATCAGGCGGCGTACGACAGCGATCCGATGCAGGTGAACAATCCCGCGGACTGGAGCGCGCTGAAGCGCGAGGCCGGTCTGACGAAAGGCGCTCCGCCGGGCCAGGAACTGAGCATTCAGGCCGGGCTCAAGTGCCTGAAGGCGCACGCGTTCCAGGTCGACGCCAACGGCGAGCGTGTGCGCTTCCTCGGCTGGCAGGAAGCGATCCGGCGCTACAACGGCGGCGGCGATGCGCAATACCTGGAGAAGGTCGAGAAGGCCTACCAGGACATCAAGAGCGGCCGCTGATCGGCCATGCTCCGCGGAGGGGACGGATGAGGGCGACGAGGGCAGGCGCGAAGCGGAAGCTGCGGATGCTGGTGCTGGCGACGACGCTGGCGCTCGCCGGCGTTTTCAACGTCCACCCGGCCGTCGCGGCTAAGGATTGCTTCGCCGGCCTGCGCGGGGCGCTGGAGCGCGGCGGCTATGGCCCCAGCATGGATTGCAGCGAGCTCGAGCTCGTCATCAACTACATAGGGCGGACGAAGCCGCAGACGGGCCCTTCGTACTACGTCTATCAGCTGTCGTACCGCACCCGAACCCATGGCTGGGGCGTCGCGCACGGCGGGGACCGGATCCTGATCTTCGACGCGCACCGGAACTATCTCGGCCACTATTACATGCAGCGCGGGCAGCACCTGCGGATCGTCGGCTCCGACGTGGTGTTCGACCTCACGCCGCAGTGGGGCGACCGCATCCACCTGGCGGGCGCCAGTCCGCCGAGCACCGCCTGGCTCGACGGCGAAATCGTCGGCTTCGACAAATAGGGCGCGGCGCAGAACGCGACGGTCGCCCGGGACCTCGTCTGTCGAGAGCATCAAAGCAACCGTGCGGCCGCCATACGCCTGAGGGCGACGACCACGCGGGCCGGCTTTCGGTTCGCGCCGCCGTCGGGCGCTCATTTCGCAACGAACAAGCCAAGGTGTGGTGAATGTCTGAGGCCGCTGACGCGCCGCTCGGCGGCGCGCTCTCGTCCGGAGGCGATGCCGGCTGGTCGATCCCCGACCTGCTCGCCCTCGTGCGCCACATGAAGCTCGGCCCACAGCCTGCGGATGACCCGATCGCGCAGTATCTGGCCGCCCGTGCGCAGGATGCGCGCCTGCCGCCGAGCGGCGGCCTGTTCGGCTCGGGTTACGCCGCTTACATGGCCGACAACGCCCCGCCCATGCCGACCCCCGATGCGCTCAATGTCTTGAGCGCAGGCGATCCGGCGCTCTGGCTCGCTCGCTTCACAGCGAGCGGCCAGAACGTTGCCGATAATGGAGCAGGCGCCGCGACCGGCGACTTGCCGTCGGCGACGGAGCCTGCGCCGATGCAGGCGGGGGGCGCGCCGACGGGCTCGGGCGTTCAAGCGACGCCGGTCACCTCGGACGGGACTCGCCCGCAAATCAATCCTCCAGTCGCCGGCCCGCCCGATCTGCTCCCGCAAGCGGAGCCGGTGAGCACAAGAGCGCCTGCAGCCGCGACGAGCCCGCCCGCCGTGGCGCCGTGGCCCGGCGCTGATCCGCGAGAACTCGCTCGACTGAAGGCGCTCCTGATCCACGAGGAGGGAAGCCACTCGAAGGTCTACAAGGACAGTCAGCAGCACCTTACGGTCGGCATCGGTCACAAGGTCGTGGATTCAGATCATCTGAGCCCGGGGCAGGAGATTGGCGCCCCGCAGATCGACCAGTTCTTTCAGCAAGACGGAGCGGCCGCCCTGCAGGCGGCCCACGCCCAGGCGGCAGAGGCGGGGATCGCGGATCCGAACTTCATCCAGCACCTGGCGTCGGTCAATTTCCAGCTGGGCCCGGGGTGGCGGGCAAAGTTCCCGAAGGCCTGGGGCATGATCAAGACCGGCGACTACGCCGGCGCGGCGGACGAAATCGCCAAGGCCAGTAAGCCCGGCCAGCCGTCGGATTGGTACAAGCAGACGCCGAAACGTGTGGTGGCGTTTCAGCAGGCGCTGCGAGGGCTGCCGCCCGAGCGGTGAGACCGCCAGCGAGCCCCGCCCGCCTGGCGTGGCTCACGCTTCGTCGCAACCCTGTTGACAAGCTTCGGTCTGAAGTTTTCATTTTGTTCCGGTCGAATCTCGGGGCTGGGCCGTGAACAGGATCATTGTGCTTGCATCGAGCGCCGCCGCCCTGTGCTGCGCGTTAATTCCCACGCCCGGCGCCTCGGCGGGAAGACTGAGCGTGAGCTACTGCAGGAAGCTGGAAGGCGGCGGATCCGTGCTCTTTGCCGCCAAGGAGCGGGCGGACGGCGATCTGGATTTTGGCCTCTCCCACTGGATGCCGGATGGCGACAACGCCGGTCTCGTCGGCGTCGCCCAGCGACGTGGACATGAATGGATCTACCGGTCGATGGACTTTTCATCAGCGCCGGGACGGCCGTGCGTCGCTCATATCCGTGTCACCCCGCACGGCGCCGACGTTGTTCCAGCACCGGTCGACGCATGCGACGGCGGCCAAGGCGCCGGTGCAGCAGTTGGTGTCGTGCACTTCCCTGCGAGCGCCTACGCGGGGCCCTCGCCGAGTGATCCGAAGGACCTGTACGAAACGGGCCTCGGCCCGAAATGCGACTGGTGAGCAGGGCGGCTTCAGCAGGCCTGAGGACGGCGATGTCGCTGTGCGGACGACGAAGCATATTCGCCGGAGCGGCCTTTTTGCTCGCGACAGGCGCGGCGTTGGGCGCCTGCGCCGAGGGGAGGGGCGGCGTCTACGAACTGTTCGGTGTGGTCGGCGCGGCTCGTGCGGGCCTGCAGATCACCCTGCGCGATGACGAGACGGTCGAGGCGGCCCACTACTTCCTGGTGAACGACCTCGTCGACCATCCGCTCAGAGGACACTTCGACGGCGCGCAGCTGGTTCTAGAAGGCGCGGACGGACGCATGTTCACGCTTCACGCCACCGATGACTTGCCGCCCGCGCGTGACGGGCTCGAGCCTCCGACCTTCTTCACGGCGAGCAGCTTCGTTGGGCGCGCGACAAAGGGCGACGAGACCGCGACGGTCAAGTTCGATCTTGACTGGTACAAAATGGATGCGGGTCGTCTGTACGACGCACCTGACCTGACCGACGCGGCTTATGAGGCGAGGGTTCGCCAGTTCCTTCAAGCCGTCATGAGCGGCGACCGCAACGCCGCGGCGCGATTCGTATCCTTTCCGCTGGCCGTCAATGGCCATGGACGCCGGATGATCCGCGACAAGCAGTCGTTTCTTGCCCGCTGGCCCAGCATCTTCACACCCGCGGTGATGACGAAGATCCGGGAGGCCGTTCCTCACGAGATGTTCGTACACGAGGGTCTGGCGATGGTCAGCAACGGCGAGCTTTGGTTCGACGGCGCGGGGAACCTGACGGCGATCAACCAAGATTAGCCGCGGAACGTCCGAAAGGCGCCGCCATTGGCGATTTGTTCCTGAACTAACCAGGTTGAGCGCCGGGTGGCGCCAGGGCGCTGACCGCGCCGAGGCGCGGCCGCCGATCGGCACATTTCGCGGGCTTTCGGCGTGCGGCGAGCGCGCGCAGCTGCTCGCCCGCGCTCCAACACACAAGGTGATGAATGGCTGAGGCCGCTGAGGCGCCGCAGGGCGGCGCGCTGTCGCTAGACGAGGCCGTGGCGCTGTTGAACCGGCGCTGTTCCGAGCGCGGGCAGGGGGACGAGGTCCCTGCAGCCGATGACGATTTCGAGGGCGCGGCCAGTGCGCCCGAGGAGACCGGCGACTGGGCCGAAGACCCGGCCGACGGAGAGGATGAAACCGAGGCGGAGGAGGGCGACGTCGATCGCCTGGAGCCGCCGAAGTACTGGTCGAAGGACGCCAAGGCCCGGTTCGCCGAGCTCGATCCCGACCTGCAGGCCGTCGTGCTGTCGCAGGAGGGGCCGAGGGAGGAAGCCGCAGCCAGGACCAAGGCCGAGGCGCACGCCGTGCGCGAGGCGGCCCTGAAGGAAGCGACGGAGGCGCGTGGGCTTGCCCGCGAACTCGCCGACCTGCTGCCCGAGGCGCTCGCCCAGTTCCAGGCCCGCTGGCGAGGCGAGCCGGACTGGGCGGCTTTCGCCCAGGCGCATGGCCCCGAGGCCGCCCAGGCGGCGCGCGCGCAGCACGAGGCCGACAAGGCCAGGCTGCATCGCGCTTCGCAGGCGGCGCTCGCGGCGCGGCAGGCGAGCCACAACGCCTATGTCGCCGCCGAATTCGAGAAGCTGAGGGGGCTCGACCCGGAGCTCGCCCACCCCCAGAGCGGGGCCGAGCGGCGCACCGAGGTCACCCGCTACCTGCACGGCCACGGCGTTCCGCCCGACGCCCTGCTGGCGATCTCGGCGCTCGAGATGAGCCTCGCGCGCAAGGCGATGCTCTGGGACCAGGCCCAGGCCAAGGCCAAGGCGTCCGCCTCCACCCCAAGATCGGCTCCGGCCGCGACCCGGCCCCTCGCCAGGGGCGGGGCGTCGGCCGGACCGGTCGATCCCAAAGCCCGCAGGGCGGCGCAGGCCAAGAGCCGCTTCGCCAAGTCGCGATCGATCGAGGACGCCGTCGCCCTGCTCAACGCCCGAGGAGACTAGAGCCCATGACGGCTCCGACCAATCTCTCCACCACGCTGAACGCCACAGGCGACCGCGAGGACCTGGAGGACACCATCTATCGCGTGGCGCCGGAGAAGACGCCGTTCATCTCGGCGATCGGCAAGAAGAAGGCCTCGGCCCGCTATCACGAATGGCAGACCGAGACCCTGGCCACGCCCAACCCCAACAACGCCCAGCTGGAGGGCGACGACGTCGCCACGCTGGACGCGCCGAACAACACCACGCGCGTCGGCAACTACTGCCAGATCTTCCGCAAGACCCTGGGCGTCTCGCGCACCCAGGAGGTGGTCGACAAGGCCGGCCGCAAGTCGGAGGTCAACCGCCAGAAGGTGCGCAAGGGCATCGAGCTGCGCCGCGACATGGAGGCCAGGATGATCGGCAACTTCGCCTCGGGGGCGGAGTCCGGCGCGACCGCCCGCGGCACGGCGGGGATCCTGGCCTGGCTGACCAGCAACGTCTCGCGTGGGACCTCCGGCGCCAGCGGCGGCTTCGCCACCGGCGTGGTCAATGCAGCCACCAACGGCACGCCGCGGACCTTCACCGAGGCGCTGCTGAAGGCGGCCTGGGCCAACGCCTTCTCCAACGGCGCCAATCCCTCGATCGCCTTCATGGGCCCGGTGCAGAAGCAGGAGTTCTCGGCCTTCACCGGCATCGCCGGGATCCGCGCCGACGTGAAGGGCCGCGAGCAGGCGACGATCATCGCCGGCGCCGAGGTCTACGTCGGCGACTTCGGCCAGCTGATGCTGGTGCCGCACCCATACGGCCTGACCCGCGACATGGTGGCGGTGGACCCGGAGTATGCGGCGGTCGCCACCCTCGACGGCTTCAAGACCGATGACCTGGCCAAGACCGGCGACAGCCAGAAGCAGATCATGACCCACGAAGCCGCCTTCGAGTGCGCCAACGAGAAGGCCCACTTCGTCATCGCCGACCTTCAGTAGCGGCGTGTGCTCCGCCCGGCCTGAGCGGCCGGGCGGGGTGATGCGCTGAAGTTCTCGCCCGGTTGCTGCGCGAGGTCGCCCCCCGGGCCTGATCCCGACAATCAGGAAAATCAACCCGATGACACTCATGCCGTCGGGATCAGCCGGCGCGCGCCCGTCCCTCGACGATCTGATCCAGCTTTTGGCGCAATCCGGCGCGGGCGGCTCGGCCTCGCCCTATGGCGGTTCCGGCCAGCCCGCGGGCCTGTTCGGCAGCGGCTACCGCGCGTTCATGGCGCGGCAGGCGCCGGGGCAGATGGCTGCGGCCGGCGGGCAGGCAACCGGCAGCGACACCGCCGCGGCCGCCGCAGGATTACCGCCGGCGGTGGCTCAAGCGGACTTAGGCGGCGATTTCGACTGGGCGCCCGCTGTCCGCGCGATGTCCGCGCCGACGGGCTCTCGGGGGGCTTCACCGCCTATTCAGGTCGCCGCCAACGAACTGTCCTGCCCGACCTGCCATTCGAAGCTGCCCCCGGCCGTAACGCCGGGCGCGACCAGTCCAGCGCCGCGCATTCCTGTGCCGCCCGGCATGGACGCGTTGCTGCTCCCGCCTCCGCTTTCTATGCTTGTCAACGCTGCACGCGGCGCCGGTGTCCTTTCGGGACCTCAGGCTGCGCAAGCGCCGAACATCGGATCCGGGTCGCGCCGGGCGCATAGGGAGTTCAGGCAGTGCGATATTCAATCTGCTAACGATGAGATAATTTGCGACGCAATATCGCCCTACGATCTGGACTCGCGCCGCTGTTGTTGGGAAAGTCGGAATAACCGCTACGCCCACTGTACCAGTAGCGACGGCGAGGTCGCTTATCCTCGCCTGAATACCCAGTGGGATCCTGTCGCCGCGAGTTGTTACCCCGAGTGGTGACTTGAGTATCTTCCCTTATGTTCTTGATTTACGGTGCTTCGCGTTTGAGCTGCCGCAGTCGGATGAGAAGGTGCGGGCGTGCATCTACCAGCCTGCGCGACGTGGCACGCTGACCGGGGACCAGGCAGGCGACGCTGATGTGGTCGCCGACATTCTTTCGAGCTTGGGCGCTCTCTGCCAGCAGTTGCGAAATGAGCCCTCGCTCTGAAGCCTGCCTCCTGGGGGTAGTGTGTTCGCTATTTGTTCTTGATCTTTCCGCGCGGGTGTGTTGAGTATCCCGGTGTCGAGTGTGAGGTGTTCAGAGGCTTCGGTGCGGGTCGTCGCGGAACAGGTCTTCGATCTTTCCTTCTCGGACGAGAAGGTCTGCGCTCGCCTCTATGAGCCGGTGCTTGAGCCGGACGGCTGCACCTGGAGTTGCCGGGTCGAGCTCGACGAGCGTTTTGCCGGGCCGCCGAAGGCTTATGGCGCCACGAGTCTTCAGGCTCTGGAGCTTGGGCTGAAGATGCTTTCGATCATCCTCTACGCTTCGACCGTCTATCGTCGAAAGGAGCTCGGGTGGAACGGGCAGTTTGGTGGGGACCTCGGTGTGCCTGCGGTGAGTGTCTTCCTCAATGACGCGCCGTATCCATTCTGACCGGCGTTCTCTGCCTTCCGCCCCACGGCGCTCGCGATGGGACCGGCGGCGGCTGATCGCGGAAGACTATCGCGAGGTTCGCTTCTCAGAGCGGGTGATGTGGATCCGGATCTATGCGCCCGTGCCCGAAGCGGTCGGCGAGCGCTGGAGCTGCGCCTATTCGATCGACGCGCCTGTGTCGGTGAAGGGGCGGGGCGTCGGCCCGACCAGTCTCCAGGCTCTGGTGGAGGCGATGCGCGGGGTGTCGCGTGCGCTCTACACCTCGTCCGCGTACCAGCGGAAATTGATCGGCGGAGATACCGGCGGGTCCATGTTCTTCCCGGCGACATCCGATCTCCTCGACGTTGCGCCGTATCCGTTCTGACGCGCAGAACGGGCCTGAACAGATCTGTGAAACTTATCGCCGCCGTCCTGCATCGCGGCGCCCCTAATCCTTTCTGAAGGAGACTTTCCTTGCCCAAGACCACAACGGTCCCGGCGGACGCCGGGGCCGCGCCTTCGCTTGCGTCCACGTCGGACGCCACCCTCGTCAGCTATCGCGTCCTGCCGAAGGGGGCGGGGCTGATCTACACCGGCGAGCACGACGCCCAGAGCGGCGAGCCCGCCACCTTCGACAAGGGGGCGGTGGTGGCGGGCGTCGATCCCGCCATCGCCGGCGAACTGGAAGACCGCGGCCTGGTGGAAGTCCTTGGCCCGGCGTGAGCTGCTGATCGGCCCGGACTTCCCGGGCGACGTCGCCCACTGGGCCGATGACGACGGGCAGGGCGGCCTGCTGATCCACTCGGTGCAGGACGTGGCGCCCGTCCTCGAGCGCAACAAGGCGCTGGCCGCCCACAACGACGGCTACAGCCCCTCGCGCGAGCTGCGCCGGGTGGCCTTCATCCCGAACATCATCCGGCTGAAGTGGCTGAACGAGGAGGGGTGGGACGCCTATCGCCCCGACCTCTACGCCGACCGGCTGGCCGCCAAGCTGAACGATCCGGAGTGGCGCTATCTGCGCACGGCGCCGGGCCGGGTCGGCCTTTCCAACGGAGTGCTGCGATGACCATCGCCACGCTCGGCGACCTGAAGGCCGCGCTCGCCGCCTGGGCCACCCGCGCCGACCTGGACGCCCGGATGGGCGACTTCGTCGGCTGGGCGCACCAGGAGATCTGCCGCAGGTTGCGCGCGCCGGTGCTCTACGCCCGCGCCGACTTGGCGGTCAGCGCCGAGACCGCGCCGGCGCCCACGGGCTTCCTGGCGGCGCGGCGGCTCTATCTCGACATCACGCCGCGGCGGATCCTGCGCCAGACCGATGCGGCGCGGCTCGTCGAGCTCACTGCGAGCCTCAGCCTCTGCGACTACCCCAGCCAGTTCGCCGCCGAGGGGACCGACACCCTGGTCTTCGCGCCGCTGTTCAGCGGGTCCGCCGCCGGCAAGCTCCTCTACTACCAGGCGCCCGATCCGCTCGTCGCCGACACCGACAGCAACGTCGTGCTGGCGAAGTACCCGTTCCTCTATCTGTGGGGCGGGCTGGAGGCGCTCTACCGCTACCTCGAGGACGACGCGAACTGCGATCGCTATGCGGGGCTGTTCGCCGCCCTGATCGAGAGCGTCAACGCCGAAGAGGCGGCCGATGCGCTGCGCGGACCGCTGGCCGCGCCGGCGGCCTCGGGCGCGGTGGTCTGATGCCGGTTCCTTCCGGTCTTGCGCCTGCGCTGCAGGCCTACCTCGAGGAACTGGAGGGCCGCATCGCCGCGCTGGAGACCCCGCCGGGCTTCACGCCCGCCTTCCTCACCCTGTCCACCCGTCTGACCGCGGCCAACGCCGCGGCCCAGGGCGCGCGCTTAGGGATCGCCACGGACCTGAAGACCTTGGTCTGGTCCGACGGCGTCCACTGGCGCCGCGCCGACACCGGAGCCGTGATCGTCTGATGCCATCCTCGCCGACAAGCTCGCTGCGCCTGGAGAAACAGGCCGACGGCGAGAACACCAACCTCTGGGGCGACAAGCTCGACCAGACGCTGGACAAGATCGACGCCGCCGTCGCCGGCTGGCTGACCAAGCCGCTGAGCGGCGACTACGCGCTCACGACCGCGAACTACGCGGCCGACGAGGCCTCGGTGGCGATGCTGAAGTTCACCGGAACCGGCGCGTTCACCGTCACCGTCCCGGCGGTCTCGAAGGCCTACCGCATCTGGAACGCCTGCTCGGGCGTGCTGACCGTCACCAACGGCTCCAGCCGTACGACCCTGCAGCCGGGCGAGGTGGTCGACGTCGTCACCGACGGCGCCGCGAACTTCGCCCGCGTCCAGCCGACGGACTTCGGCGGCCAGCGGATCACGGGCGTTGGGGCCGCGGTCAACGCTGGCGACGCGGTGAACTACTCCCAGATGAACACGGCCGTCTCCACGGCAGCCTTCTCGATGGGCAAGTTCGGCGTGCCGGTCGTCCCGGGAGATAGCGGTCGGTTTCTCACGAACGATGGCGCCTCGCCGATGTGGGGATACGCGGTGACCCAGGGCGTCGGTCTCGCGACGGTTGCGGAGGGTGTCGTAACGGTCGCCGACGCGCAGGCGGCGGACGTCCTTGCGGGCACAACCACCACAAAGGCGATGACGCCAGGCGACACCTACAACGCCTTCGCCGAGGCGCAACTCTACACCAACAGCTCCAATCAGCTGGTCACGGGCGGCGCGGCGGGCACGTTGCTCGACATGAGCACCTTCCTGAACGCAGAGGTCACGCTGGCGGCGAACGTCAGTCTGCCCAACCCGATCAACCCGAAGGTCGGGCAGACCGGATGGATCCGCCTCACCCAGGACGCCGCTGGGGGGCGTACGATGGCCTATGGCTCCAACTGGAAACGCCAGGGAGGCCCTGGCGCGCTCAGCACGGCGGCGAACGCGACGGACATCCTGGTCTACGAGGTGATCACGCCGACGTTCGTGCTCTACGATATCAAGGCGAACCCCTCCTGATGCTCGGGCGTGGGTTTTTGATCAGTGGCGGCGTGCAGGTCGATTATCTAGTGGTTGCGGGCGGCGGCGGAGGAGGCTCCGGCGGCGCGGCCGGCAATCTGTATGGCGGCGGCGGGGGCGCAGGCGGCCTCCTTGCCGGAACCGCAGTGCTCGGGGTCGGAGCGTCCTACGCGGTGACTGTCGGCGCGGGAGGCTCTCACCAGGTCGCGGGAAACGGCAACAACGGTGGCAACTCGAGCATTGTCGGGATCGCGACGGCAGTTGGCGGCGGCGGTGGCGCGACCACTCCCAATGCCGGCAATAGTGGCGGTTCCGGGGGCGGAGGCGTTGGGACCACGCCGGGATCTGGCACCCCGGGCCAGGGCTATGCGGGCGCGGCGGGCGGGGCTGGCGGCGGAGCTGGCGGCGTTGGTCAAAGCTCAGGCGTGGGCGGCCCGGGGATCGTATCTTCAATCAACGGAACTGCGACTGTCTACGCGGCTGGCGGTGGGGCTTACGGGCACGTTGCGGGCGATTCCAGCGCAGGCGCGGGCGGCGGGGGCAATGCATCTTCAAATCGTGGCGGCGGCGGTGGAGCGGGCGCGGGAAGTACGGGATCGGGAGGCAACGGAGGCTCCGGGATTGTGGTAATCCGTTACGCTGGTTCGCAGCGCGCCACGGGCGGCACGGTGACGACGATCACATCAGCCGGCTTCACCTACACGGTCCACACCTTTACTACCTCGGGCAGTCTCAAGGTGAATTCCTGATCGGGTGTGCCTCGGCCGCCTCGCATGGTACTCGGACTGCATGGATCTCGCCGAGCGATACTACAAGGCGGGCGTTAGGCTCGTTGCGGCTCAGCTGTACGAGCAAGCTGAAGCCGCGTTTAAGGCAGCCCTCGCAAATTCGCCCGGCCATGCGCGCGCACGGTGGGGCTTGGCACATGCGCTCCTCGGGATGGGGCGATACGCCGAAGGGTGGCCGTTGCTGCGGTCGCGCTTCGTGGTAGCGCGCGGAGAGGTAAAGCCCGCTTCCGCTGTGCTCCCAGAGTGGGAGGGCCAACCGCTAGCCGGAAAGACCCTCGCCGTCGTCTATGAACAGGGCTTCGGCGACCAGATCATGATGGCGCGCTTCCTGCCGCAGATTCGCGCGGCGGGTGCGACTGTGATGCTCACAATCCGGCCGCCGCTCGTCAACTTGCTCGCGCCCCTGGCCGATTGCGTGGTGCCGATCGAACTCGGCCAACGTGTTGCGACGCCGCCCTACGACTACTGGACCCACTTCTTCACGCTCCCAGAGCGGCTTGGCGTCTCGCTTGCGACGCTGCCGAGTGCTCCGTATCTCGGCACCGCTGAAGGGGGGGCGGGGCGCGGCGGCATCGGTCTTTTCTGGCGCACCGGGGATGAAGGCCGAAGCCTGCCTGCCACGGAGGCGCAGCGGCTGTTGTCCTACGGCTTGGTTAGCCTGCAGCCCGAGGACACCGGCGCGAAGGATTTTGCTGAGACGGCCAGTATCATCCAGCACATGTCGCTCGTGGTGACCATCGACACGGCAGTTGCGCATCTCGCGGGCGCGCTCGGAAAGCCAGTATGGGTTCTTCTGCCATCACACGGGGTTGACTGGCGTTGGATGCGCCATCGTGAGGACAGTCCTTGGTATCCGACCGCGCGCCTATTCCGCGGGACACCAGGCGACTCTTGGGCCAATGTTGTCGATCGGGTGCTGGCGTCACTGCGATAGCTCCTAACCTGCCAGCGGTAGATACCGCTCTAGGCTAAAGGCCTTCGAACCAAAATGATCCTTTACACCATCCTCGACACCGAGGGGCGGACGGTGACGCTCGACGCTTGTTTTCCGTTCTGGACCCATCCGCTGGACGGCAACTCTTGCGCGATCAACCACCACCCCTGGATCGCGCTCGACGTCTACACGCCGGCCGATCTGATGCGCTTCGGCATTCGCGCAACCGCGGAGGCGGACCCGCCATTGCGGGCAAGTATCTCCCGAATGCAGGCTCAGCTTGAGCCTCGGTCCGAAGCATCGCCGACGAGCGCCGGCAAGACGGCCGAGCTGAGCTGATGCCGCGCACTCCCATCGACCTTCCCCCCGGCCTGAAGAGCGACGACACCGCCTATGCGGCCTCGCCTGGCTGGGTGGACGGCTCCAACGTGCGGTTCCGGCTGGGCCGGGCGCAGACCATCGGCGGCTGGGAGAGCCTGATGACGCAGGCGCTGTCCGGCGTCTGCCGGGCGGTGCTGGCGTGGACCGACAACAACAGCGCCACCCTGAACATCGCCTTCGGCACGCACACCAATCTGCAGCTCTGGCAGGGCGGCGGGTTCTACGACATCACCCCGTTCGGGCCGGTGACGGCGCTGCCGGCCGATCCGCTGACGGTGGCGAACGGCTCGGCGGTGGTGACGGTGAGGCATCCGGCGCACGGGCTTTCGAGCGGAGCGCAGGTGGCGATCGCCGGGGCGGCTTCGGTCGGACGGATCACGCCCAACGGGACCTTCCCGATCACCGTGATGGACGCGAACACCTACGCGGTCACGTTCAGCTCGGCGGCGGCGGTCTCGAAGACCTTGGGGGCGAACCCGTTCAGCGTGCTGCTGGGCTCGCCGGTGGTGACGGTCACCGAAACGGGCCACAACATCACGAGCGGCGCTAGCGTGACGTTCTCCGGCGCTGCGGCGGTGGGCGGGATCACGCCGAACGGGACGTTCGCGGTCACGGTGCTGGACGCGAACACCTACAGCTTCAGCTTCACGGCGAGCGCGAGCTCGACGGCGAGCGGCGGCGGCTCGGCGGTGGTCGCCACCGTGCCGACGAGCGGCGGCGGGGCGGGCGTTGTGGCGACGCCGCAGCAGCTGTTGCCGCCGGGCGCCGCGGACGGCACCGGAACCTCGGGCTACGGCACCGGCGCCTATGGCACCGGCGGCTGGGGGCAGCCGTCGGCGGCGGACTATTTTCCGCGCACCTGGTCGCTCGCGGCCTGGGGGCAGAAGCTGCTGGCGAGCCCGCGCAATGGCGGCCTCTACGAGTGGTCGAACGTGACCAGCCAGACGGCGGTCGCGGTGACGACGGCGCCGACCCGCATCACCCAGATGCTGGTCTCGCCGCAACGGCAGGTGTTCGCGCTGGGCTGCACTCAGGAGAACGGGCTGTGGAACCCGCTGTGCCTGCGGCATTCCGGCATCGGGGACGAGACGCAGTGGTCGACGGACGCGACTTCGTCCTCGACCGCGCGCGAGTACGTGCTGCCGGGCGGCGGCCGGATCGTCGGCGGAAAGGTCCTCGGGCGCTATCTGCTGGTCTGGACGACCCAGGGCCTGTTCCTTGGGACCTATGTCGGACAGATCTCGCAGGTCTGGCGCTTCGACAAGGTCGGCGACAAGTGCGGCCTGATCGGGCCGAACGCCGCTGCGGTGCTGGGCTCGACCGCCTTCTGGATCAGTCCGGACCTGCAGTTCCACAGCTATTCCGTGGGCGGAGTGGTCGCGCCGGTGGCCTGTCCGATCCGCCAGGATTTCGCCGACAACCTCGCCGCCAGCCAGGCGGACAAGATCACCGCCTCGACGATCGGCGAGTTCAGCGAGGTGCGCTGGGACTATCCGGATACGCGCGACGGCTATGAGGTGAGCCGCTACATCGCGCTCGCCGCCGACGGCGCGGACGCGGGCTCGTGGTGTCGCGGCCGGCCGCTGAACGGGGTGGTCTCGGCGCGGCCGGCGATGTTCGACGCCGGCCCCGCGCAGAACCCGATCGGGGTGAGCGTGGAGGGCCGCGTCTACTGGCACGAGCTCGGCCACAGCGCCGACGGCCAGGCGCTGCCCTGGTTCATCCAGAGCGCCGACGTCTATCTGGACGAGAACAACGGCGCGCTGGTGCGCCAGGCCTGGCCGGACCTCGCCGAAGACCAGCTCGGGCCGGTGCAGCTGGGCGTCACGAGCCGCCTGCACCCGCAGGGGCCGCAGACCGCCTTCGGCCCCTACACCCTGATGCCGGGGCAGGAGACGGTGGACTTCAAGGCCTCTGGGCGACTGTTCCAGCTGACCTATTCGGGGTTCTCGCTGCCGAGCTATGCCCGCATCGGGCGGCTCGTGGTGGACGCGAGCCCCAGGGGCCGCAAGGGGTGAGCCGCGAGGGGGCCGCCGCCGAGTGGCGGCGCTGCCGTCGGTGGCTGGTCCCGGCGCTGGAGGACGTCACCGAGGCCGAGATCCTGGAGGAGCTGCGCGCCGGCCGCGTGCAGCTGTGGCGCGGCGAGCGCTCGGCGATGCTGACCCAGCTGGTGGCCGCGCCCGAGCCGTACATCCTGGTCTGGCTGGGCGGCGGAGAGCTCGACGAGCTGATGGCGCTGCGGCCGGGGGTGGAGGCGTGGGCGCGGGCGCAGGGCGCGCGTGCGGCGCGGATCAATGGACGTCGCGGCTGGGCGCGGGCGCTGCGCGGTGCAGGCTTCGCCCGCTGCGACGGCGAATTGCGAAAGGTTTTGTGAGATGGGCAGCCAGAGCACGTCGACGAGCAACCAGACGACCCACAACGTCGCGACGCCCACCAATCCGGACTGGGTCACCCAGCCGGTGCAGAGCCTGGCGGGCCAGATCGGCAATCTGTCGAACCTCGACCCGTACAGCCTGGTGGCTGGACCGAACGCGCTGCAGACCCAGGCGGCGGGGACGCTGTCCGGTCTGTCGGCGAACAACAACCCAGCCTACAGCAGCGCGAGCGGCCTGTTCCAGGCGCTGATGAACACCAGCACGCCGCAGACGACGGCGGTGACCGGGACGGCGTCGAGCCTGCTGCCGAATCTGCAGTCCTACATCAGCCCATATCTGAACAGCGTGGTGAACTCGGCGCTGGCCGACTACGACTTCGGCGCCGGCCAGACGCGGGCGCAGAACCAGCTGGCGCTCGCCAACGACGACACCTTCGGCGGGTCGGGCGGGGCGATTCAGACGGCGATGAGCAACGACGCGATCACCCGCGGCCGCGCGACGCTGGCGTCGCAGCTGCTGAACCAGGGCTTCGACACCGGGGCCAACCTCGCCAACCAGGACGCCGACCGCGTGCAGCAGATGAGGCTCGCCAACATGGCGGCGCAGAACCAGGCGCAGCAGTTCAACGCCCAGCAGGTGGAGACGGCGCTCAATCGCCAGCGCCTGTCGGGGGAGGATCTGGTGAACACCGCCGGCGCGCAGAACCAGCAGGCGCTGGCGGATGCGAGCGCGCAGGCGAGCCTTGGCGATCAGCTGCGGCAGATCCAGGCGGCGTACAATGTCGCGCCAATTTCGCTGCTGTCGAGCCAGACGGGGCTGCTGAACTCGCTGCCGCTCAGCCTCTTCCATGGCGAAACCCAGGATGGCACCAGCAGCGGCACGACGACGACTTCGACCTACAATCCGATAGGGGCCGTGAGCTCGTTGGCGACCGGGTTGAGCTCTTTGATGGGCGTCCCGTTCGGCGGGGCCACGAACTACACGCTTGGCGGCCTGCTGGGCCGACAATTTGGGATCACTTGACCGAGACCAAGTGCGTCAAAACCCGCGAGGAGACACGCGCATGAACGCATCCGCCTGGATCGCGCTGGCTTCGCTTGCCTTCGTAATCTTCGTGCAGGCCGGCGCCATCGCCTTCGTGCTGGGCGGCCTGTTCCGCGATGTGAAGCTGCTGCGCGAGCAGTCGGACGGGGGCGACTGCCGCAAGGAGCTGGCGGTGCTCAACACCCGCTTCGCGGCGATGGAAGAGCTCGTCAAAGAGCTCGGCCACGACATCAAGAACCTGCTGACCGGCAAGGTCGTCCCCGCGCGCCGCGCATCGGCCGCAGGCGACTGA